GGGTTGGAAAGATAGGTGCTAGTTGCCATGGGTTAATCCTTTTTCGGTTGATCTAGTTTTAGCAGATATTGACGGTGTTTTGTCCTCAACAATTTTGTTGTCACGATTGGGCCTGCAAGTCAACGGTCAGGTCATAAGCAGCAAAAGTTTGCCCGCCAACAGTAACGAAGCCAGGGCGCCCAGACTTGACAGCCACGTTGCTAGCCAAAAGGGCAGCAGACATGCTTAAAACGTTGCGTAAGCCGTCCAAGTTGCCTGGCCCTAATGTCAGCACCTTTACGCTAAAAGACATCTTAACGATAGTGCTAGACAAGGCTTCAAAATCGGGGGCGTCTAGGAATACGCAAGGCGGGTTTAATTGTTCAGGGTTGAACACAACCCGTAGCCCTGTCACCGTTTCAAGGGTCAACGCTAAATCGTCTATGGCCTCATTGAAAAGGTCCGTGTAAACAGTCATTAGGCGACAGCTGGTCGAGGGATACCGGCAAGTTGTTTGATCAGCGGACTAAGGCCCGTGGAAACAGGTGTGCCCATTTCTGTAAAGCCCGAAAAATCGTTGATAGCGCCACGTTGACGGTATAAGGCGCCACCATACATTGTCGTTGCTAGGGTGACATCGGGACCAGGCGAAGTTGTCAGGCTGTCCGTGTATCCCGATTCTTGACGTCGCCTAAAAATTAGGTTGTTGGCGCTGTCAGCGCATTGTTGCAAGAAAGCTGATTCGTCTACGCCAGCCAATGCGATTCCAAGCCATAATTCTAAATCGGGGCCGTCTATCCACGTTGCATTTTCGGTAGCGGTTAATGTTCCTGGCGGAATTAACGCTATGCGTTCGGAATCATCGTCCGCATTGTAAAACAGCACCTGGTTAGGTATTTGCACGCTGAGGTCATAGACGGGGTCGCCCATGCTGTTAACGCCCTTGAACATATATGCGGGCAACGCATAGACGGTGTGTGTGCCGTTAAAGCTTGCGCCGCAATCTGCAAGCGTAAACGCCATACCTAAATCTAAATCAGGTTCCGTCAATGTTTGGACAACAGCGTAATTGTCTAAACGCTGTGTAAAAGTAACGCTATATACAGCCATGGGCGGCTACCCGCCTTTCGACTATGCCTGGGTGATCTTTTGAATCATGTTGCTGTTAGCGGCAAAAGTTGCTGCGTATCCAAACACGGACATCAAACGTGAAATCGTGCTCGGGTTCTCCACGGATAGCAGGCCCTGATCTTGGCGATAAATTTCAAAGGCGTTGCTGTTAAAAATCACCATTGTTTTAGTGGCAAATTTGTTGTCAACGATGATTTGCAAACCAAGTGGGTTCATGCCTGACCAACTTGCAGCGGTGCCGGCACCCATGCTGTTTTGTCCAATCAAACCAGGTGCCCCGATTGCGGGAAAAATTGGTCTGTTTTGGTCGTCTACCAGCTGGCCCATTTTTCCCCAGGTGGCGGGGTCGACAGCGATATGGGTTGGCAGGAAGTTTGTCGCTGCTGAAGTGACAACGGCTGCGTCATAGATTGACTTCATAAGGTCAACAGCGGTGAGGTCCCAGACGCCAGCGGAAGTTGCAGCGGTAAGCAAGTTGTCGCAAGCAAAGTTGTCAATGGCTGTCAAGTACTGGCCTGCGAGGTCCTGCATGATAATTGCCATGGCTGCGGGATCAGAAAACGAAATCGTCTGATAGGACAAACTGGCGCTGCCTGCAAAAGTTGACTTAGTGACCACGTTGGAAGCAATCACAGAAGTTGTCGAGGACACGGCGTCAAATTCGTTTGCTTGTGCTGCAACGGTCGGATGGGTAGTCCAAGTAGGTCTCACGAACGTTGAACCCGTACCGCTGTTGGGCATTGCCCTTGTCCCCACGGCGCTTAAAAGCGGGGCCACGTAGTTAATGTCCGCAAAAACTGGTCCAAGGATAGGCACTGGGACTATACCGGGCACATCAGAAACGCTTGTGTCAGCAAATTCTAAATCGGACTTGTGGTAGGCCCGATAGTCAGCCCAAACCTTATTGGCGTTAGCAGCTTCAAGGCCGCCTTTGTGCATTGCCACGACAAATTCAGCGGCGTTTGGTAGGCGTGGTTCACGTCGTGCTTGTGCAAAAACAGGTGCGGTTGGCACAATGACTTCGGCTTCAAGTTCCATTGGGGTTTCCTCGGTTTCGGTTTCAGGTTCGGTTTCGGTTTCAGGTTCCGTGTCAGGTTCGGACGCTGCTACTTGCGTTATGGTAGCACCCGAATATGCGCCTATGGGGACGAGACTAAGTTCCACCCAATTAGCGGCTAGGACCGTCATATTGCCGTCGCCGTCATACTTAAATTCGGTTGGGTTGACACCTACGGACACGGAATCTAGGACGCCGTCAGCTGCAAGCACTAACGCTTCGTCACCGGCACGGGTGTTTGACACGCTGGCGGTGAAATACATGGCTTCTGGGCTGTCTACCCGTTCGCTAACGATTCCGATTGCCTGCGTGCTGTCGTGATACATGTACAGCTTTGGTGCTTTGCCGTCTACGGGCAAGCTGCCTGGCGCAAATTGCACTTGGGTTCCGTCGCTGACTGTGGCGTAAACGTTGTATGGGACAGCGACGCCAGTAATGGTGCGTCGTTCTAAACCGTCTGGCCCTGCGGCGTCGACTGTAAACGTGCTGGAAGTAAATTTGATCATGTCGCTAATTCCTCTTGTGTGTTTTGTTCTGGCATTGGTGCCATGTCGGACATTTGGTGAACTTCTAACATTTTGTCGGTATCCCACTTAACGTATGTTCCACGTGGTAGCTGTTGCGATAACGCTGCCGTGATTGCTGAAGCGTACATTGACAATCCAAATGTCCAAAGGTCACTTTTTGCGGACGCTGACGTGCTGTATGCGTAACTTCCCGTTGATAAACCCAATAGATACGGGGGAATGTTGCACAAGTTAGCAATTTCTCGGCTTTGATATTCGGCTGCGTCAATCAACAACATTTTGTCAGGCGTAGCGTTTGTTTCCGTGTACGTCAAAAATTCGTTTAACGCTGCCGTTTGGTTTGTCATGCGTGCCTGGTTAAACGATTCTGCAAGTGCAGCCAATTCCGTTGCGGACAAGGGTTCGCCCCCGATTTGTCGAAGGATTCCGGCGGGAATCAGCGAAACCGCATTGCGATTACGTGCAGCTTCAAGCTTAAGCGCCGTATCTATTGTCTGTTCCGACATAAAAATCATGCCTTGCGTCGGACTGTAAATCTGCACAACATCACGGGGGTCTAAAGCGCCACCGTTAAAATAAATTTCTTTTGACTTGCCATACCACACAGGCGGTACTTGATCAGGCGTCGTAATTGACCCTTGCGGCAGACGGGTTGCGGACGCCATATAGCCGTCCTTAGTGCGGGAAGTTATATACAGCATGCTTCTTCCAAAGAAGAAAAGATCATCAAATACCCAAGGAAAGCTAAATGCGTTTGGCATTTCGGGGTCCAGCTGACGCAACCAGCTTCTAGGCGCTAACGGGATTTCTTCCATTTCTTCGCCGTTCCACATTTCGCCGCACATTTTTAATTCCATTGTTGCCAGGACGGACGCCATAAGGTCACGGCTTCGAGAGATAGACGCCACGGACATTGCACGGTTACGCAAAGCGCCAGCCTGGTAGGACCAAAATTCGCCAATCAGGTTAGGGCCTGCAACCTGACTTGAATAACCGCCACCAATAGCGGCTTGCACTTTAGGGTTAGGACTGATAGCCGCTTTAGTTACTTTGCTACTAAATAGTCCCATGTTGTTTTCCTTTGCGGGGGTTGCCCCTGCCCGACCCGACGTCAGGCAAGGGCTAGCCAAACTTTAGCCCAACGCAATGTCACGGTGTCCGTGATACAGCGAACATTGGTTTGCCCACAACTTTAGGCCGTGACGATTCCGCTATCGCCCAAACCATACAACGGGCAAGTTCAATCGGCCCAGGCGACTTCTGCGACGACAGCACAACACCAGAACCCGTTTTGGTCAAAACCGCCCTGTTGCAATGTTCCGCTAACGCCAATTCGCCACGGTGACGAACCTTGCCCTCTAAAATCATTTTTTGAATTAGCCCCGAATACTTTAAAAGTTCGCCGTAACCAATTGTTGTAGTTCGCCTTTCCAAAATTGTTGGCAAATGCAAATGCAACGACGGCGTAATAACTAGGGCCGTCTGGGTGTCTGCCATGACACGCCCTATTTCTGCCCAACAGGCGTCCTCAGTATCAACCATAAATTCCACAATCACATGCGCTTTAGATTCGTGGACAACAGATCGCACACCCACATAGCGTCCGTCTGCTAAATCTGTGTCAACAGCTAACACACCGCCAGCGGGCATAGGTAAATCCGTTAACTGTTTGTCCCACAGTCCGACAGGTAGCCAAGCGCCCCTAGCGGACACCCACAAGTTAAGGTGGGCACGTAGGAAGCTGTCTTTTTTGGATACGGCCCGCAACGCCTCAACCGTTACCGTTACACCCATGGCAGGGTTAGCCGCCAACCAGTTTTTTTCTAGTCGAGGATCAGCGCCAGGCGCCATGCTGTATTCCGCAAAATACACCTGTCCCGTTTCGCCGTTGTCTATTTCGCTAATAGCTGTCTCTCTTAGCTGAATCATGCACACGCTGGATTCGTCGCCCGCCGTGGACCACATAGACAGCAAAGGGTTTTGTCTCGCAATCTGCGACGGCCTTAAAGCCGTGTCTACAACTTCGCTAGAAATGTTCCACAGTTCGTCAATGACAATTAGATCATGGGAACCGCCGTGCAAGTTTGGTGTTGCCGCCCTAACTTCCCACGTAGAACCGTCTAGCATTTTGACAGATTTACGGCCCATAGCGTTAGC